CGCCCCCCAGCCCTCCAGAGGCCCTAAAAATAGCCGGCTTGGAATACTCAGGGGGTAGGGCTAGCCTTGGGCGAGTTGCTTACCAGCGGCAAGATATAGGCTTGCTAGGGCTATGTGACATTTTAGCAACAGATAAAAATATATATGTGACATTTTTGCCACAGGGGGACGCGTGGGCCACTAGGGGTACCCATATATTTATATGCAATCCCCACATAATTTTTCTATTTTTACCCTTTTTTAAATTTTTTTGTTATTTTTCAATGACTTCACGGTCATAATCATCATAAATACGGACTTCGGCTAGCCCTTTTTGCTGTTTTAGCACCTGTTTTTTGTAACCCAGGGCTAATCTTTTGCTTGCAAAGATAGAAAGCACTGGTTGACAGGTGTTTTTGTAGTAGCAATATACTCTGTATCGTCTTCCTGAGTCAATCATCATGCATTATTGAAATATTATTACTCTATTTTGTAATTTTATTACTTTATTTTGTAATATTATTACTCTAAGGGCTAATCAAAAGGGGGTAATAGTGTATTTAACCCTGTGGAGCAGTTATACTTATTATACACATGAAATCACAAGTTGTCAAGAAAAAAATGCACTCCCTTTAAAATTTTTTTTATATTTTTTTGAAAAAAAGACTTGACAACATTGCTCTTGAACAGTATAATAACAATTAGCCCAGAGTTTGTCTAAAACTCCACACCCTACCAACAATAATAAGGGAGACTTGAGATAAACTAAGGCTACCCCCTAACAATTTGATTAACGATGAAATGTACAACATGCAACCATGACTGCCATTGTGATACTGGCCTGTGCAAAGAGAAATATGTCTCTATGGAAAGCACGGATATAGGTCGTGACGTAATAAAAACAAAAGTTGTGTGTGAATGCGGTTCATGCACTTGTGATAATCACGATAGCTAGCATGGTAAAATCTACAAAACCTTTAAAGAAGATAGTGAAAGGTTTAAAAAAAGCCTCTCGCACTCACGCAAAGCAAGCAGCAACTCTTGCAAAAATACAGAGGTCGATGAATGGCAAAAAAACCAAAAACAAAACGTAAAAAGGGTTCTCCTACTCCCACAAACCCCAAGCTATACGCAAGAGTAAAAGCAGAGGCTAAACGTAAGTTCAAGGTATATCCTTCTGCATATGCAAACGGCTGGCTTGTACGCGAGTATAAGAAGCGTGGTGGTAAATACGCATGAGCCTAAAAGAATGGTTTGGCAAAGGCCCCAAGGGAGACTGGGTTGACATAGGTGCTCCTAAGAAGGGGGGCAAGTATCAAGCTTGTGGTCGATCAAGTGCTACGGGTAGTAAAAGAAAATACCCAAAGTGTGTTCCTAGATCCAAGGCTAAGAGCATGACAAAGAGTCAAATTAGGAGCGCAGTATCACGAAAAAGATCAAAGCCGCAAGGCGTAGGTGGCAAGCCTACAAACGTAAAGACAATAGTGAAGAAGAATTACTCAAATGCCAGAAGCAGGAAAACGAAAGCGTAAGTCAACAGGCATGAAGGGCCTTACCATCAAAGGGGGCCACAAAAGACCTACCAAGTCTGGTGCTGGCATGACTAAGAAGGGCGTTGCAGCTTACAGGCGCAAGAACCCTGGTTCCAAGCTTCAAACTGCAGTGACAGGAAAAGTAAAGCCAGGAAGTAAAGCAGCAAAAAGAAGAAAATCATTTTGTGCAAGATCAGCGGGGCAAATGAAAAAGTTTCCAAAAGCTGCTGCAAATCCTAATTCAAGATTACGCCAAGCCCGTAGAAGGTGGCGATGTTAAAAAAGAGGGAGGTATTTAGCAAAGGATACCTCAATGTCGTATTTAATATCAAACATACCCCACTTTAAATGTTGGGTAAGAAAGCAGTTTACACATAACCATGAGAAGTACGAAGGTGAGTATCTTCATGCTCTCGCATTTGCAGTAAATACAATACCAGATCGTAGTCTTAGCTTTCAGGTGGTATTTACTGGCTGCACAGAGGAAGAGAATGTCCACGGTGGTGCTATGTGGGCAAGGCTACCCATAGCCTCTCTGGTAGCAGATACCCCTCTTGAAGAATGGCCTACAATGATGCCCACCCACTTAGTCCAGCCTTGGGATTGTTCTTCAAGAAATCATGCGATAATAGTTTTGGATCGTGTCTCCTCTAGCCCTTGGATCTGCAAGATAGGTGGAGAGTTTTATACAGGCAAATACATGTTTACTGTGGACTACACAGATTCATACATTTCAGACGATCCTGCACAACACAAACAATCTCATGTGTTAGAATTATTGGATGCAGGTGAGTTTACAGGAAACATTGTAGCCCTGCCTAATAACAGAGTAAGAGCAACAAATCCTGCTTTGTGGGTTACTGGAGAGGGAGCACCGGACTTTGCTCCTAGTCAACATGTTCACACTGCAGAAATACATGATAGTTATATGGACCCAAGTATAACGTTTAATAATCTCTATGCGGAGGGAGAAGAAGAATATGACCAAAATGAAGATGGTTAAAAAAAATGGAATGAATGTTCCTGCTTTTGCAGTTGATGGCAAAGGAAAAAATGATCTAGCTAAGAAAATGGCTAAAGGCGGTAAGAACACTAAGTACATGGCTAAAGGTGGCAAGAACACCAAATACAAAGCAATGATGTACGGTGGTACAGCCTCTAGTAACATGATGAAAAAACAAACTCCAATGATGGGGGGCATGGGAATGCAAATGCAAGGTTCCACTGCAAGGCCCACAAACATGATGGCTAAAGGTGGTAAGAACACCAAATACATGGCTAAAGGCGGTAAGAACACCAAATACATGGCTATGGGTGGCAAAAATACTAAGATGAAAGCCTATGCTATGGGCGGGGGTATTCGTAAGGTAAAGATGTAAGATGGCAAAAAGAGGAAGTATGAAGGCAGGGCTAGATAAAGTCAAGCCACTGCCAAAAGATAAAAAGGATGAGAGTCGGCGAAACGAAATAATGGGCGGCGATTATATAGGGGAGTACGCAGCACCACCCGCTAAAAAAGAATCAAAACCCTCAAAGAAACAACCCCCAAAGAAAAAACAAGCCCCAGAAAGGATTCCTGGGCCTGATGAAACAGACGTATTTATAAGCGGTGATGTTACCATTGATTACGGACCAATTAAAAAATACAACCCTCGTGGTGCTCCTAGAAAAGTAAAAGACTAACTTGATTGAACCAGTTCACCATACCTTCATGGGCATCAGCCCTCAACCTGTAGACGCTTACACGAGAACAGAGGTAAGGTCTGGAGGTAACTCAGTAACCAATGTTACAGAGAAACAAGTAGTAAGAGATGGTGTGGTGACAGTATCAAAGTCCTCAGTAACTCTGTATGACAGGTTTGGACAGACCCATGAGGTATTTCCTAATCGTAGCACAAAAGAGATTTTTGCATAATGGTTTCAAATCTTCTTCCACAAAAGAAAAGAAAGCGAGAGCTAACAGAAAAACAATCTGCTTACCTCGCTGCTTTCATAGAAAATGGTGGAAACAATCAAGCAGCTTTGCGACAAGCTGGCTATGCAGAGACTAACACCACTGCAGTTATGCGTTCTTTGTCTTCTGAAATCATTGAGGCAGCACAACAAATGTTAGCCGCTAATTCTATGAAAGCTGCCATGGGATTAGTAAACGCACTGGATGATGATGGAAATATTCCTCGTGCAGAGTTGAAAGTTAAAGCCGCTGAGTCAATATTAAACAGGGTAGGTTTGGGTAAAAAGGAAACTGTGGAACACAATGTTACTGCTATTCATGGTGTTGTCCTACTACCAAACAAGGCTAAACAGGAGGCTGTAGTAATAAACCATGCCAAAGACCATTTCAATTGAGATAACAGAATCACCCTTAGTACTTCCAAATTCATCATTGCATTACAAAATAGACGGCACAAAAATTTACAAAACAGTAAAGTTAATAGAAACGGAAAATAAAAGAATATTACAAAATAGTAAAAAGACTCCTAAACTTAACTTCGTAAGTGGTAGGTTAGCCTACATTAACCCATGTCATAACTGATGGTAGCACGAGATTATAGTACAGCAACGGAAAGTATTGCAGTTACCGCTACCTCTGGTGGGGCTAGCTCTAACGTTCTTTATACTTGCCCCCCTCTTCACGATGCTGAAATAACCTTTCTGCATGTTTCTAATGGTGCAGCTTCTACTGATAACATTAGCATTCAGTGGTATCATGCAGATGATACAACGTATTACACCATAGTGAATGCAAAACAGGTATCAGGTAATGGCACTTATGATGTAATAGATGCTAGCCGCATGTATCTTCATGCTGGAGATAAGATAACAGTCTTTAATGGTGGGGGATCTTTAGGAGTAACTATATCAGTAAAAGAATATTATAATCCTACGAGAGCTTAATGGTAGATCCAGTTACTATCATCAGTGGCATAGCCCTTGCCAACAAAGCTTTTGGAGAAGTAAAACAACTGCTACAAAATGGTCGTGATGTAGCAGATTGTGGTAAACAGTTAAGTGATTGGGCAAGAGGTTGCTCACAAGTACAAGAAGAAAGCAATAAACAAAGTTTAATGGGAAGCAATGCTTCTCAAGCTGCAATGGACAAGTTGATCCATGTACAAACAGTACAAAGACAACGAGAAGAACTTCGTGAGTTTATGCAGCTATATGGAACATCAGGCTCTTGGAATATGTTTCTGAAGTTTGAGCGTGATGCTAGGCTACAAGTAAAAAAAGAAAAAGAAGAAGCAGAAAAAAGACGTAAAAAGAAACTTAATTTAATAAAAAACATAGCAATTACAGTTCTTTTTATGGTGTTAGTGGGGGCGATATTTACAATAGGACTTATGATATTCTTGAGTGCTAGTCAATGACAGAAAAAGCTACCCCCAAAAGAGGCAGAGGAAGACCCAAGCTTGAAGCAGGGCAAAAAGGATCTTACAACGTTTCTCGTGCGGAAAAAGCAAGAAGACAATCACAAAGAAGTTTGAATGCGGCTAAAAAAAGAAGAGCATCTGCAGAAAGAAAAGTCCAAAAGTCACGAGAAGCAGTAAAGAAAAAAGAAGCAAATCTAAAAAAGGTTGAAGACGCAATCTTCAATTCTAAAGGTTCAAAAGTGTTAGAACAGAGCACTATTGATAGTGTTCCACAAGCAGTAAGAGAGCTAATAGAGAACGAGGCTGATGTTGTCTTCAAGCCCAATTCAGGGCCACAAACGGACTTTCTTGCGAGTCCTGAAAGAGATGTGTTCTATGGGGGGGCTGCTGGTGGCGGTAAGTCTTATGCTCTCCTCGCTGATCTTCTTCGGTATTGTGATAACCCCAATCATCGTGCTCTTATCATTAGGCGTACTCTGGACGAGCTTACAGAACTTGTTGACAAAAGCAAGCAGCTTTACCCGAAAGCTTTTCCTGGGGCAGTCTTTAGAGAATCAAAAGCAATGTGGCAGTTTCCTTCAGGTGCCACGGCATGGTTCTCATACCTCGACAAAGACAAAGACGTTACAAGATACCAAGGACAAGCCTTTACATGGATAGGTATTGACGAGATAACACACTACCCCACTCCCTACGTTTGGGAGTATTTACGTTCTCGTCTTCGTACAACTGACAAGCAGATTGATGCTTACATGCGTTGTACAGGAAACCCTGGTGGTGTAGGAGGTTGGTGGGTCAAGAAGATGTACATTGATCCTGCTCCTGCAAATACACCGTTTGCAGCTACGGATGTTGAATCAGGTGAGCCTTTACTTTGGCCCGATTCAGCACCTGATGGAAAAGCTGGTCAGCCTTTGTTTCTTCGTAAATTCATTCCAGCAAGGTTGACGGATAACCCCTACCTAGCTCAGAGTGGCGAATACGAAGCCATGTTAAGGTCGCTCCCAGAAGTGGAAAGAAGAAGGCTTCTAGAAGGGGATTGGGATGTCGCAGAGGGGGCGGCGTTCCCAGAGTTTTCTCGTAGCGTTCATGTTGTTGATGCTACCAAAGTCCAAATACCTAGCAACTGGCTACGGCTACGGGCAGCAGACTACGGATATGCTGCACCTGCATGTGTTCTCTGGGGGGCTATAGACTGGGATGATACCCTCTGGATTTACAAAGAGTTTTATGGTAAAGGCCACACTGCAGAAAGCCTTGCCAACATTATTATTAGTATTGAGGGCGATGATCCTCAAATGTATCATTCTGTACTTGATTCTTCCTGTTGGAATAGAACGGGTACAGGCCCTAGCATTGCAGAGACTTTGATACGTTGTGGTGCTAGATTTACTCCATCAGATCGTAATAGGTTGGCGGGAAAGATGGAAGTGCATCGTAGATTACAGCTAGATCCTATTAGCAAAGAACCAAGAATAAAAATACTTTCTACTTGCACTGACCTTATTAGATCATTGTCTGCTTTACCTTTATCTAAGTCTAATCCTGAAGACGTAGATACAAAAGCAGATGATCATGCGTATGATGCACTACGCTATATGTGCATGACAAGGGCTAGAGGCCATCTTACAATTAATAATATGATGAATAGAATAAAAGAAGCAAAACCTCAACCCTTTGATTCAGTATTTGGCTACTAAAAGGAGAAAGCTATGAACTACGGACCAGGATACATTATGGGAATGATGAAAAAACAAGGTGAACTTTCAGAATCCAATGAAAGTGCATTGTATCGTGAAGGAATGGATCAAAAACTTGTAGGAAAAATTGATCGTGAAGCATTACAGGTTGACATGCCACGCAAGGGTGACAATATGATTGATGCAAACTTTAATTCGCTTGCTGATCAGAAAGACTACTAAAAAAGGATAACCTCATGGCTGATTCGCCACTAGGAGATGCAACAGCAGGAATGCTTGTAGATGAAACTGCTACTAATGTTGCACAAACAGTAAAATCAAAATTTCAAGATGCGGAAACAGGTCGTTACCATCACGAACAACGATGGCTAACCGCTTACAAAAACTTTCGTGGTATTTACGACTCTGAAACACAGTTTCGTGAATCTGAAAAGAGCCGTGTATTTCTAAAGATAACAAAGACCAAAGTTCTTGCAGCTTATGGTCAAATAGTTGATGTACTGTTTGCAAATAAAAAATTTCCTATAGTGGTAGATTCAAGTCCTATACCAGAGGGCATTGCAGAGTTTGCTCATTTAGATACTATGAGCCAACAAAAATCAGAGGAGCCTGAAAGCCCCTATGGATTTCCTGGTGATGGACGAGAGCTACAGCCAGGGGCTACAGAGGCTACTTTCTTAGGGGTTCTTAAGGCTAAATATGAGGATGCAAATCTTGCAGAAGGCCCTTCACGATTAGGTGAACCACAGATCAGCCCTTCTCGTGAAACTGCAAGGTTAATGGAAAAGTTAATCCATGATCAGCTTTATGAGAACAATGCTACTAATGTTCTTCGTAACGCAATTTTTGAATGCGCTCTGCTT